ATGGAACGTAATAAACCACTTGAGCTTTTATGTATGTTAGCTGGGCTCATAGCTATTGCGTTTATCTTCTATGGACGCGCGAATTTTGACGTTCCTGCGAGCTCTTATGCTCAAGTTCAGCGTTGGATTGAAGAAAATCCATCCGCTACTCCAATGCTTAACGAGTTCATGAGTGACGGCAAGCTGACACAAAACGAATTTGATGATCTTCGCGTTTACATCAAAGACGCACCAAAGCGCGCTCTTCTTTCAAAATTGGTTGAGGCTCAGTAATCATGAACGAAGCTCAAATCATCTATTACGACTTGCTACCTGACTACACGGTGTCTGTGTTGGTCAAAGGTTGCGACGAATGGGATTTGCTTAAATCCATGTCTCATCTTGAGTCTTGGGCTTCGTCTCAGTTCGCTTCTTATGAGTTGGTGTCCATCACCAACACGACCGTTGAACAACGTATCAATATGGGGGTGTTCGATGACTACTGCAACTAACATCCTTAAAAGTTTCGATGAGCAAAGCGTTCATATCGACTACCTGTGTTTTACGTTTGCCGTGAAAGACTTACGTCATTGTCATGATGCGGTTCGTCGATTGCACAAGCATGAGGAATACAAAGGCTTTGCCAAATCTGGACTGTTACAGCGTCACTGTCGTGCGCCTAAGTTCCCTGCTCCACCTGTGTTTAATCCGACGGTCGCTCAGACTTCCGAGGAGATTGATGCGTACAACAAAGCATTTGATATCTGTTATCGCAATTACTTGGAAGACTGCTTGCGCATCTTCACCAACCAAGTGCTTGGTTTGTCGCTGTCTGCGCCTCGCGGTTTGGGTTTCCAGTTCTACACCGAATCCATGAAACTGACTTCGCCAGATGGTGAGGACTTCTGCGGCTTCGTTGGTATCGGCGGTAACAATGACACGGTGCATTTCCAAATCAACGGAACGGGATGCAAGCATGTATTTGCCCGTCGTCCTACGTGGTCGCTACATGACTGGCTGACCAATGTGCTTGGTGTGCAAACTTTGGCGCGTGTTGACTTGGCCTATGACGATTACGACGGGATTTTTGATTGCGAATACGCTTACAAGGCGTGGCGTGACGACTGTTTCCGCACCGCAGAACGTGGTCGTGGCCCTGTGCTTCATGAAGATATGACCATTGCCAGTATCGGCAAAGATGGCAAACCGATTTACACCAAAGAGCAATACTCGATTGGTTCGCGTACCTCGCGCATTTACTGGCGTATCTACAACAAGGCACTTGAGCAGAAGCTCGCGAACACGGGTCTTGTCTGGTACCGCTCCGAAGTCGAGCTTAAAAAATGGAATGTTGATGTGTTGCTGAATCCAGCTGGCGCGTATGCCGCGCTCAATGATTTCGCTGCGTCAATTTCTACTGCTAAGAAATTCAATACCAAACCTGTCCCGACCAAACGCGCGGCGTTAGACCTGTTGGCCTCTGCGCATTGGATGCGTCGTCAGTACGGGAAAATCCTTAATTCACTTATCGAGTTCCATGAGGGCGACATTGAAACCGTGGTCGGTTCCCTTGTCCGTGATGGAACGAAATTCACCTTCCCCGATACCTACGGCAAGTTGGTGACTCACATATTGGAGACTTAACAAATGGCTAAATCCGTTTTTGTACTTGGCATGGATATCACTTGGAACTCAGCACGTGGTGACAGTGCTCAACTGAACGTGTCACGACCTCTACGTGAAATCAACTCGGAGAAATTCAAACGCCGCACTATCGGTGAATCCGGTGATGTGAATCCCCAATGGGATCAACCTTTGATGATTGATCATCAATACGCCCTATTACTTGAACGTACTGGAGCTCTCGTTCCTCGTCGTGAATACCAATTGCGCTTGGAGATTAACCCAGAAGACCCATTGGCGGGTGCCATCGTTACGGAACTCATCCCTGTGGATGACGACATCAAGAAACATTTTGAAGCCTCGCTAAAGGCTAAATAAGGAATTTCGTTATGCCTGTGTGTGCTCTACCTAACGCGGACGGTTTTCTCGCTGTCGTTCCTGACATTGAAGCGGCTTCATGCAGTGGTTATGTCATGGTGACGGCTCAAGAATATGACACGTTAATGAGCTACACACAGCTGACTCCAGGAGAGATATCTCAAGCGTTCGGCTTGGGTTTTACCTTGGTGTTCGTTGGCGGCTATCTCTCAACTTACGCCATCAAGATGGCAATACGTTTAATAAAACTACTTTGAGGAATCTGTTATGAAACGTCTAAACGCGCTTAAAAAGTTCGGTAAACAAGCGGCGGCAACCGTCACTGTTGCGGTGCTTTCTGTCCCTGCTATGGCGGCGGAAGGTGGTGCAGCTGACCCGTTCTCCGCTATCGACTTATCTGGTGTAGCAACCAAAATCGGCGCGGCAGGTCTGGTGATTGTCGGCATTACTATGGCTTACAAATCCATCACTCTTGCTAAGCGTGCTGTGAACAAGGCTTAAGTTTATGTTGGCCGTTCTCCACGATGTCCAACTCATCGTCTTTGTGCTTTTGGGTGGCATTGCCGGATACGTGGCCAGCCAAAACTTTAGAGGATAAGGGGGCTTCGGTCCCCTTTTTTAATGGTGAAAACGTGAATAAATCACTCTTTTTACTTCTGTTTTCGTGCTTGTTCTTATCACTTAATGCAAGCGCGGCTCAACCAACATATAAGGTTTCAGACGTTTCAGCTTATCCCGATTGTAAGTTGCTATTGGGTATGAGAGTCAACCCTGCCTCTTATGTCTCTTGTTATGAAAACAAGTTTGTTAACTACAAGGACTTTTCTACTAAGTCCTGTTATTTGAGGCATGGCAAATACGTTGTAGATATCATGTGTCACACAACCAGTGCTTCTTGGCCTCTTTATCGTGCAGCAGGATTCTTTCAAAATTCAGCTCAATGTCCTCCCGACCATGAAAAAGTAGAAGACGGGTACGTCGTCTCATGTGAACCCATCGTTCCTGCATGTGAGTATGGTGAAAACCCTGATGGCACCTGTATGGACGCTTGCCAGTTCAAAAAATCCATTGATGAAACCAAACTGCTTCAATGGGTTGCGTACGTCTACGGTGAACAAGTCACTGGGGCATGCTATGGCGACTTTGGGGCAACCCGTTGCGAATTAGACCGCGTTCCCAGTGATACTACGCTTTGTACGGATGTCGAGTCTGGTCAATGGACTCAAAACACATTATGTCACGGTAACTTCCAGTTCACGGGCAATCAATGTGAAGGCGGTACACTCTTCTGGGGTAAAGATGGCCCTGACACTCCTATTATTCCTGATGACCCAATTCATGACCCTGACGACCCAACAGGCGACATCGAAGACCCTAGCGTATTACCTGATGGCTCAACCAATACGGTGAATCCACCGGATACTGAGAAAAAGCCGGATGTTGAAGACCCTGATACTGATGATTCAACAGACATGGCAGTATTGAATGCGATTAAAGGCTTGAACTCGGATGTCAACAAGGCGCTAAATGATATGAACATCGACATCAATCAAGCCAGTGCTGACGTTCAAAACCAAATCATTGCATTGAATGCGTCGATGGTCACCAATACGCAAGCCATTCAAAAGCAGCAAATCAACGACAATAAGATTTACGAAAACACTAAGGCCCTTATCCAACAAGCGAATGCTGACATCACCACGGCCGTGAACAAGAACACCAATGCCATTAATGGTGTGGGTGATGATGTAGAGAAAATTGCAGGGGCAATGGATGGTATCGCGGAGGATGTTTCCGGCATTTCCGACATCTTAGACGGCATTGCCAACACAGATACGTCTGGCGCAGGTACGGGTGGTACGTGCATCGAATCTCAAACCTGTACAGGTTTTTATGAGTCGGCCTATCCCGATGGCTTAGGTGGTTTGGTGTCCGGTCAGTTAGACAATCTCAAACACAACACCATCGACAACTTTGTCAGCTCGTTTGGTGACCTCGACTTATCCAGTGCCAAGCGCCCTTCTTTCGTGCTCCCTGTGCCGTTCTTCGGTGACTTCAGTTTTGAAGAGCAAATCAGCTTTGACTGGGTGTTCGGTTTTATTCGTGCGGTGCTCATCATGACGTCAGTGTTTGCGGCGCGTCGTATCATCTTTGGAGGTTAATATGGAATGGTTAGTCGATTTATTTAACAAGCTGTTGGTGTTCCTCTATCAGCTTTTAATCTCGCTGGTCAACATGCTCAAAGACCTGTTCTTTTGGGCGGTTGAGCAAATCATGGCAATGGTGAATCTGTTGCTCTCTGGTGTGTTCTCCCTATTCGCTCCGGTCGATATGAGCCAGTACATGACCAGTATTCCACCTACGGTGGCTTGGGTCATGGCGGCGGTCGGTGTGCCTCAATGCCTGTCTATCATTCTGGCCGCTATTACGGTGCGTTTGATGCTGCAATTGATTCCGTTTACGAGGTTAGGTTCATGATATACGCCATAGCAGGGAGACCAGGTGGCGGTAAAACGTATGAGGCTGTCGCCTATCACATCATTCCGGCCATTAAAGATGGCCGCAAAGTCATCACCAATATCACCTTAAACATTGATTGGTTCGTTAAGGTGTTTGGTGAAGACGTTCGAGAACTCATCAAAATCGTGGATGGACGTTTAACGGATTTCGGTTCGACTACGCGCCCTTTCAGCCAGATTGAAGACTACTCCGACGAATGGCGTAATGAAAAAGGACAAGGGCCACTTTATGTGGTCGATGAGGCGCACATGAGCTTGCCAAGTCGAGGCTTGGCCGCGCCGATTCTAGAATGGTACTCAATACACCGTCACTACGGTGTTGATATCATCTTGCTTACGCAGAACATCCGCAAAGTGCATCGAGACATTAAGGACATGATTGAAGTGACCTACCGATGCACAAAGAACACGGCCATGGGCTCAACCAGTTCTTATACCAAGAAAGTGCAAGATGGTTGTGCCGGTGAAGTGGTGAACACCTCTACCCGATTTTATAAGTCGGAATACTTCCCGTTCTATAAGAGTCATTCGCAATCCAACAAGCAAGTTCAGGAAGCCGAAGCAAAAGACATTCGCCCGTTCTGGAAGCGTTGGCCTGTCGTCGGAACGGTGGTGCTGTTATCGCTTGGGTTAGTTTTCAATATCTGGGCTTGGTGGCCGGAGCCAGAGCAACCGCCCGACCCCGTTAAACCACCGCAACCAGTACAAGCGCAGCTGCCTGACGGAGCGCCAACGGTAGATACGGCAGAAACCAAAGCGAAGAAGAAAAAGAAAGCATCAGGGTTCGGGCCTTTGGAAGATTACGACTTCTACATCACCGGATACGCAAAGCAAATCGCCTACGCCAAACGGCTGAAGTATGCTGCCGAACTCGACCGTGACCTGACGTTCTACAAGATATACATCGATGTGTACGATGGTCGCGACAAGCTATTCAGTTTCGATCATCTGGAATTGGTAAAGATTGGGTATCAGTTCGAGGTGTTGAGCGACTGCGTATATCGAGTGACTTGGGAAGAAACAGAAAGGATCTTCACGTGCGGTCAAAGAGAAAAGCCGTCAGACATATTGCAGCAAAACATGCCTGTCCATATCTAGACCGCTCGCCACAGTGTCGAAGCTAGCGCAGTCTGCGTAGACCGAGGAAGCGGAACATGTAGGACACCAAACCTTGGCACTTCCACACCGAACTTAATCATGGGGCTCTATACGAGCCCTTTTTTATTACGTGCGCGGTATTGCGAGCATTTTGGGAGGGGCCCGCTTTGCGGGAGGGACCTAAAAGCGGAGCAAACCCCCGAATCTGTATTACGGGGGTAAATTCGACGTACTCTAAACCTTTCACAAATCAAATTATTATTAATTTAACTGCATAGCGCTTTGATTAACTGCAATATCGGCATAACATACTATATGTCTTACATTGAATAAGGTTAATTTATGTATAGTGCATTTCAATCTTTAACACCTAATATCATCGGAAATAGCTCTTTAAGAGAGCCTCAAATCTGTTCATTTGAAGCATTACAAAAGTTTCATGCTGAACAGTTTGACCCTGATACATTTAGAGAGGCGGGTATCGTTTTACCTGTTGGCTGCGGTAAGTCTGGCTGTATTACACTCACTCCTTTTGCCTTTAAATCTAAACGGGCCCTCGTAATTGCACCGGGTGTTGCGATTGCCCAACAACTACAAAAAGATTTCGAGCCCTTGACTTCGTTCTACAGGAATCGCAACGTCCTAAAAAGTGAACTCCCTGAAGCTGTTGAAATTAGAGGTACTGATACCAACTTAGATGATCTAAAAGAAGCAGATGTAGTCATTACTAATATTCATCAGTTACAAGGTGTTGATAATAAGTGGTTAGATAAACTTGAAGATGATTTTTTTGATCTTATCGTTTTTGATGAAGGACATCATAGCGTTGCTCAAACTTGGAACTCATTGAAAGAGAAATTCCCCAAGGCAGCAGTCGTAAACTACAGCGCAACTCCAGAGCGTTCCGATGGCCAGATCATGTCTGGAGAGGTTGTTTATTCTTTCCCTATAGCACATGCAATCAAAAAAGGATATGTAAAAGAACTGAAAGGCGTTGTCCTTAATCCTCAGACTCTCAGATATGTGCGAAAAGAAGGAGACAATGAAGTTGAAGTCTCTCTTGAAGAGGTAATCAAACTAGGTGAAGTAGACGCTGGGTTCAGACGCAGCATCGTAACCTCGCAAGAATCGTTGAATACTATCGTAGATGCATCCATACATCAGTTGATGAAAAAAAGGAAAGAAACGGGCAATGGTAAACTCAAAATAATAGCATCAGCCTTGAATTATCATCACTGTATTCAGATAGTTGAGGCATATAGAGCTAACGGACTTAAAGCTGATTATGTCCACTCTAAACAGGACGGCAACTTAAACGATCGGATTTTATCACGGTTAGATGCCCATGAGTTGGATGTTATCGTACAAGTAAGAAAACTCAACGAAGGTTTTGACCACCCATACCTATCTGTTGCAGCAGTGTTCAGTGTTTTCAGTAACCTCTCTCCTTTTGTTCAATTCGTTGGACGTGTAATGAGAGTTATCACGCAAAATGAACCTGACAATCCAATAAACAAAGGTGTTGTTGTGTTCCATGCAGGGTCAAATATTGCAAGTCGCTGGGACGATTTCAAAAAATTCAGCAAGGCAGATCAAGAATATTACAACCAATTACTACCGTTGGAAGACTTTCCTGTTTCGGCTGAAGGAAAAAAAACTGACTATGAAATAATACCGAAACTTGTTGATGACAATGAGATTAGCGTTCGCTCTCAGTCTGATATATCTATGTCTGAGTTGAATTTAATCGATGACCCTAAAGCCCTTAAGGCTCTTGAATATTTGAGGTCCATTGGTGCAAAAGGTAACATTGAGGACTTATTAGAAACAATTCCTAAGAGCAAAGTTCAAATTCGTAAGGCCAAGAGACAGGCTTTACCGGATCGCGTCAAAAATTCCGCTATGCGTATTATTAAACGACTTAAATTAAATCCAAATGGACACAATCTTGATAAGTCTTTCCGCCTTTCTAACCTTCCTTACGTAATATCACAAATAAACCGTGATATTAACCAAGTCGTTGGTAAGGAATCAGGGTGCAGAGCAGAACTCAATATCAAAGAGCTTGAGTTAATTGATAGTAATTATGATTCTATACTCATTGCGCTTGAAGAAAGGCTTAAGTGATGGGTATAAAGTCTTTAATCATCACTACAAAATTCACTCGAGCAAAACGTGAACATAAATGCAAAGCAAATAAGAATCATACAATTTCAAAACACGATTTTCGTCTAGAAGTCAAAAATGAACGAAATTGGGATAAATACTGTATGCATTGTGCAACCTCGATCATTAAGAAGATGGAACAGGATTCAATTGCATTGAGTGAGCAGCTTAAAGAGTTACTTTCAAGTTAAGGCCTTTGATGCTAATTCATTTGGTTTAAAGACCTCAATGTAAACCTGCGACGTTATTTTAAAAGCTCCTTTCGGAGCTTTTTGATTACACCATGTTCTTCAAAACTCTCGCATACTTCAATATTTGATGAGCAACCTTTATATCATTTGATGCACCTAACTCAAGTAGAGCAACCCCAATTAATACTTGCTGCGCAGTAACCAACTGTCCTGTTGGAAGTTCTAACCGATCATGCCTCATTACGAAGTTTTCCCAATCTTCACAGCTGCTCAGTTCCCTACCCTTATTCATTCGCATTAGGCGCTTACACTCCGGAGGAATGGATTTCCCCTTGTCCCATTCCTTGACCGTCCTCACAGTTTTTAAACAAAGTTTGGCAGCTTCTTCGACGGTTAAACCACATTCAAATTCACGAAAAATATAGTTTTTAGTCATTTCGTGATACTTCATTGAATTGTCCCTCAAAAGAGAGACATTTTATAGGATACGCATATGCAATCGCATTCAACATAAGCGCCCATAATACGCACCGAGGGGTGGTTTGTTAACAAAGGCTAACTCTTTGATTAAGCCTTTCATAAGTGTCTGATAACCAAGCCGTAATTTTTTATTTTGTCGATTTCCATAACGCAAGTTACTTGTACTATTCGTGACGTTCGTTTTGTGCAATCAACGAAAAACCACTATAAGCCTGACCGCCACATAATGTTGCGTTCGGTAACGCCCAAAACAACAAGAAAAATAATTTTAGTCAGTTATTCAATATGCGAGCGTTGTCATGTTTCACGAATCATTCCGCACACTCTTTTGGCGTGAGTTTACCTCCATCAAGCAAGGCGCTGAATATTTTCACGTATCCAAACCCACGATTACTCGTTGGCTTGATGGTACGGTTCCTATCAATCCAATGGCAGAAAAACTACTGTTGATTAAGGCGCTTGGTTATTTGCCTAATGATTTGCGTTGGTCTGGGTTTCGTATTTGTGAAAAACGAGCTGTGTTTATCACACCGTCTGGTCGTGAGTTTAGCCCTAAAGAATTGGAAAGCTTTGTGTTCTGGCGTGACGAACATCGTCAGTTTGTGGAAATGTACGGACACTTTGAGTATCCCAAGGTTTATCCTGCTAAAGAAAACGTCTTACCGTTTCGTGGCGGCCGTCGAATGAAAGCCGCCGAGTGGTTGCCTACTAAATCAAGATCTTCTCGAAAAATAAAGTGACTTTTTAATCTTTTTTATTTCCTTTTTCGATATGACGTAACGCCTTTTTTAGTTGTGATTCTGGTATGACGCTTTTAGCTTTTATCGCAGCATCATAAACACTTGAGTTAGAAAGCTGAGCATGGGCTTTTAAAGCACCTGACGCTGCAAGTTTTTCTTGAGCTTTTATGGCGGCGTCTAGGAAGCCTGAACTTGACATTCTCTCTTGAGCCTTTCTTAAATCATCTAAATTGGCACTAAAATAAGCAGATTGTTGATTGGCGACTTGTTTAAGTATTGCATCCCTATCTAAGCCATTGATTTTTTTAATTTTACTTTCGGTGTCTTTTAATTTACTAAGCGTTGACTTTAGCTCTTTATTGGTTGTTGCCAGAGATTCTAGCTCTTCCATTTGCTTTTTCTTTTCAATCTCTGCGTTGTCAAGTTCAGCACGAAGCTGTTCATGTACTTTTGTTAAACTTTCGTTTGTAGCGATTTCATGAGCTAATCTTTTTACAAATGTCCCCATTTCATCTGCATAACCCGCAAGACCATTAAATATATTTAAGAAGTAAGTGAGAGTTTCATTATCAGAATAGTTGGGATAACGAACTTGATGGTCTATTTCACTCCATGCCTCTTCAAAGACAGTTCGTACCTGAACTTCGGCTTTGACTTCTTTTTTTTGAAGCCTTGTAGTAATAATGCTGTGAATTGAGCGATAGCCATCCTTGTGTTTTTCTTTATCACAATCACTGAACTGCTCGAGCTTGTCTCCTTCTCGGTAATAAACCGTAGGCCCCTCAACCAAACTCCAAGACTCGTCAATGTAGTCTTGAATCTCCTTCCATTCTTCCTTAAACAAATGAAGCACTCTAACGCCGACTAAGTCAGTGATTATTTCGTCATAGTTTGAAGCATTAATATTTACATACTTCTGATTACCTTCAGAAAGCTTCCTTACTATTTTAGCAAGTAAGTGTCCGCAGTCTTTAATCCGCCACCTAACGGAATGTACTGATTTATTTTTTTGCAATACAGCGGCAATACCCAGTGCTGATTGCTCGAACTCACTTTTTCGTCTATTGAAGTCACAAGCAATCTCTTCTAAAACTTCCCAAGATACATTTGCATCATTCCAATCCTCTTGAGAGAGGCAGTGTTGCTCTAAAAAGGTAGTGACATCTGTCATCTTCATCCTCACAAAAAAATAATACACTTATATACCAACAGTTTTTATTATATCAGATGCACTTGATTTCTTAATGCAAAAAGCCGAACCCCATCGCTAAGGGTTCGGCTTTTTTAGGCTTCTGCTTTGGTGGCATTCATTTGAAGCCTATCGAGGTCAATCGACCCGCCAAAAGTATCGGCTCCCTACTCACTGTGTAAATCGTCATTAATGACGTTTCGAACCAGTTCGCACGGTTTAACACTTAGCTTTCATTGTTGCGCGTAGCCGTTAGAACCAAAACACTTTCACGGACTTCTTGCAGCCCTTGGGTTAACTGCTTATTGATAGCAATCTGGTATTTCAGATTCATCCCCATCAACGCAAACAGCACAAGCGATTCAGACGAAAAGCCCAGACCCGATAAAGCGTTAACTAGGGCGGTTTCCATCCAAGCCCCCTACACTTTTTGTCGGTTTCCAGCTGTCCGGCAGTGCTTCGTACACACCAATCACGGCGGGAATGGCCAAGCCGACAGCGCCGCCAAGGTTAACGCCTGTTTCGGTGATTTCGACACTGAATAAATGACCGTAGCCCGTGACCGCCGCGACGACGGAACCCAGTAGCGCCAAGCCTTTGAATGTGGAACGTTCAAACATGTTGTGTTTCTCCTTAAACCAGATTGACGCCTTTCAGCACCGTGTGTTTGCTATAGTGGCGACCTACTTCCATGATGCTCATGGCGTGAAGCACTTCGACCAACAGCGGTTTGTTGTTCACTAAATCAATGCGCTCATCCATACCGACGCCCACGCGACCCGCAACAAAGCGTGCGTAGTTGGCGGTGTGGTTTTCGTTTGGTGGCGCAAAGCGGTGAATGATTTCGGTTAGTGTGTGCAGTTCGTGGCGTTGCTGATAGTTACGCAGCAAAATCGCCCCTGCACGAAAGCCCCATTCGGGCGCTTTAAAGGTTTCAAAGGCCTTGTCACGTGACGGCGTCACCTTGCCTTTCCACGCATTAGAGGCAATGCGAATGTTAAGCGGGTTATGGATGCGGATCCCGCGAACGCTTGATGTGGTTGAGGTTGTCATAGTAAAGGCTCCAATCCCTAAGAGTATGATGACAAAGATAAATAGCGGCATAACTACACCGCTTGATAGTTGGCTGAATTGAAGTAGTTCAAATGCACGGGCGTTTTCGAGTAGTACGCCATCAAATGCGCGTGTGATTGACCGCCCGCCGTATCACCTTGCACCTGTACCGTGTTGTGATTCACTTTGGTAATGGTCGATGCACTGTAAGGCGCCTCGGTTGTCGTTCCTGTGATTTGGCAGTTACAGAAAATCAGGTGCTTCTCCATGCCAAACGGCATTGAATAGCGCCCCACATCGACACTCACACCCCCTGTTAGCTCTGCTTTCGTCAAGCGCCCTAACGAATCAACACAGCGCATCGTGTCTTTTGCTACTGGGCTCGGTGTTAGGTCTGGGACGACATTCGCTTGGCTTGGGTTTAGGAATACGCCTGCGCCTGTAAACGCGGTGCTCTTTCTGCCGTTGTTCATGTCAGACTCAACGAAAAAGGCATAAATGCCCCCTGGCTTAAGTTTCACGCCGTGAATCCAGCTGTGAACAAAATCCGGCGCTTTTGGTTGTGCGGTCATGCTTGTTGCCACGTAATCCACAAAGTCGCCGTTTGCATCGAGTTCAACCACACCAAAGCGGTGGTAAACCGTGTCGTCGTGCATTTTCAGATAGACCGAGTACGACAGGTCAAGCAATACGCCTTTACCGTCTACGACTTCTAGCACCTTTTCGGTTTCCATTGGTGCGCTAAATACACTGAAATGCAGCGTCTTGGCTTTATCGCCACCCATCATAAAGAACGTGGCTTTTGCCGTTGGGTCGCGCTTTTCTACTTCACCGCCTCGGGTGTTGTAGTGCGCAGCGTGAAAGTGGCGCGCTTCGGCAAAGACTTCAACGCCCCAACCAAATGGTGCGGGACGGCCAAAGCTGCGCCCTAGGTGCATTTCGCTGGCGCTTTGGTTTTCGTAGGTGAATGCGCCTGTTGTCCATCGGGCATAGAATGCCGATTGCCAGTTGATGTCTAACTGAGCCGCTGAGAAATCAGGGTTAACCAATAAGTTTTTCGGCAGCTCCCCGCTTGCTTGCGCCTTGGCGTCGTCGATGCAATCGGCCAAGTATTCGATTTTGTTGCGTGGGTTGCCGTTTGGCAGATTGTCACGTACTTGTCCCATGCGTTAAATCTCCATAATCGTGACGGTGTCACCCGCCGTGCCTGTTAATGTCATGGCGGCGGTGCTTTCAATGGTGATGCGCTCGCCCGCTTCCAGTTCAAATGCGTCAATAAACACCGAGGCGGTGTTGGCTTTCGCCGCCTTAATCGTGGTGGCTTTGCGTGTGGCGTTTTGTGCCATGTTGTGCGGGAACACGCTCACAGCTTCGGTGATGAGGTTGCTACTGACTTGCTCATCCACTTTGACCACTTGCGTCGCTTCGAGTGTGACCGCAGGCAACGTGGACACTTCCACCGATGGCAATGACGTCACCGCCAATTTCTGATTGGCTGCCAGTTCAACAGCAGGCAGCGCGGACACTGCCAGCTGTTGATTGGGCGCGATTTCTACCGCGGGTAAGTGCTCAACCGTCACGCTTGGCATGTGTTCAATCACCACATTCGGCAAGGCTTGAACCACCACGCTTTGACCCTCAACAGGTGGCATAAATGATCCATAACCAAACTGAATTTCGATTTCGTTGTCGGTGCGGCTAGAGATAAGCAAACGCCCAAGGTGTTTACCCTCGCCTACGTTAAACACCGACGACTTGCCAAGCGTGACGCGCTCACCGGACGATTCACGATAGATTTCGATTTCAGCTTGCGCCGCTTTCAGATACAGCCAATTACCATCTGGTGTCAGCGGGATGGCTTGACCCGCTAATAGTTGCGTGTTCATCGTTTCTTCACCATTACGTAGCCAAGCACCAACACAAGCACGATTGCTAATACCACCATCATTTTGCTTGTTTCGACTTGCCCGCCGTCCTGTTTGAATTTCGCCAAGTCCATCATGGCTTCGAGGTTCTTTGAGTTTTGCGCCGCTTGGCTGCCCGCCAGTCCCGCCAACATATCGAGGTTTTCGCTGTTGGTTGAGGCGTAGGTAGCCAATGAGCTGCCCGCAAAATCGACCACTTCATCAATCGCGGTTTCGGCGATGTCGTGCGTGGTGTCCATGGCTTCCAGCGAAATGCGCTCATTGCTGTTGAGCATCTCGCCGCCAAGCTCCATTGCGGCAGTCACGGCGCCGTGGTCGGTCATGGTGGTGTTAATGGTCGAGTTGTTCACACCCGAAATGGCAACGCCGAGGTTGTCACCACTAATGGCATTTTGACCGCTAACGTTAGTGGTGTTACTGGTATTACTCGACTTGGATTTAGAACTGCCCATCTACAACACCCCCAAATCTAAGCGGATAAAGTCACCATCTTGCTTGGCAGTGACGCCAATCGAACGCACCAAACGCGCCACGCCACTAAAGGCAGTGTCGGCGGTCATGGATGACATACCCGCCGCTTTCACGACTTTGCATAACTGGGTAATCCCTGAACGCAGACCACGACCCGCGACGCCCCACAAAAAGTAGTTGTCACCGTCACGCTCACCCGCAATGATGAGATCATTTTCATTGCTGATTAGGCGATACAGACTCACGCGGCCATCCTTGACCGCTTTGCACAGTTCAACGTACGCATCAGGGCAAGCGCGAAACGCGGGCTTGAGTTCCCCAAGCGCCCGTTTCGATTGCGTCACCACTTCAATCACTTCTTTTTCCATAGCAACACCGCCACAATCACAATTACTGCAATCATCATCAACGTGGACGGGTTAAACACACTCGCGCCACCCATGTTGATGCTGCCCACTGACAGGCTGCCGCCCGATTTACCATTGGCGCCACTGGTTGCGGGGCCACCGTTGGCACTAATTGGCATCGAACCGGAGTTACCTAATAGCCCACCAATCATAATTTGAATCCTTTCTTGTACAGGATGTAACAAACCAGAAGCAGAGCGAGCACCAAGCCGATGCGGTCAAACCCGCCCGACACTTTGACGCCCGCCCAAACGCCGACCGCACCTGCAATTAGGTATGGAATAAACGGCATTACTTCTTCCCCTTAGCGACGTAGAACACCGCCAATAACAACAGTACGAACAGCATCGCGCCCATCATAAGGTGCGTGGTTGTCACCCCCGCAAACGCGGAGGTGTAAACAGGCTCACCTGTGGGTTGTTGGTAGTCGTTATTGTGCTTGCGCTGTTCATCTGGATTGCTGGATTCGACGCGTTGAGCTTCGTTCTCAATCTTTACGCCGAGCCAGTCTTTGCCCAAGTCGGTGACGTCGGTCAGCAGTTCGCCGCCCGTTTCTAATACGCCATCCCAAATTGAGCCCCACATGCTTTGCTCTTGCGCCAT